AAGGATTCTTACGCTTTCACTACCGATTCTGGTGCAGTAGTTGACGAAAATACGTCAATGAAAATTACACCATTTTATACTTGTGTGCTTTTAATCTCTGACACCATTTCTACACTTCCAGTTGATTCATATATTCGTAGAGATGGCAATCGTGTTCCTTACAGACCAAGACCAGCGTGGGTACAAAAACCTGATGTTGATTTAATGAGAACAGAACATTACCAACAAGTTCTTGTTTCCTTACTTCTTGACGGCAACGCTTTTGTTCGTATTTATCGTGATAGTCGTGGAGATGTAGCCAACCTTGTTTGTCTCGATCCACAACGTGTAACAGTTCAAAGAAACTCAACTACTCGTGAAATGGAATATTTGATTGATGGTTCTACTTCAAGCATTGTTTCAGCAAAAGAAATGTTGCACCTTACTGAGATTCGTAAACCTGGTGCTTTAAGAGGTTTATCACGCGTTAATGAATTGAAAGAAAACCTTGGACTTGCTTCATCTTTACAATCTTTTGCAGCAAGATTCTTTGGTCAAGGCTCAACTACTTCAGGTGTTATCGAATACCCAGGTAACTTAACAACCGAACAAGCTAAGTCTTTGCAAAACAGTTTCGATTCAACACACAGAGGATTCAGAAAAGCACATAAAACAGGAATATTATCTGGTGGTGCAAAGTTCACTAAGACTGGTGTAAATCCTGACGAAGCACAAATGTTGGAATCACAAAAGTTTCAAGTTGAATCTATTGCTCGTTTGTTTCGCGTTCCGCCTCATATGATTGGGGTCACAACTCCCGGGGCGCAATCGTATGCCTCGATTGAACAAAACAACATTAACTTTGTTGTTCATACCTTGAGACCATACATTGAAAAAATTGAAGAAGCCTATTCAACTCTGCTTCCAGCAGATGCGTTCTTAAAATTTAATGTTGATGGTTTACTTCGTGGAGATTTCACAACAAGAATTACAGGTTACTCAGTTGGTTTACAGGCAGGTTTTTATTCTGTGAATGATGTTCGCAGATTTGAGGACTTACGACCTGTTGATGAGGGCGACCAATTTAGAGTTTCTTTGGCAAACATAAACATTGTTGAAGCTGATGTTATCGAGCAAGATAAACGTGTATCTATGGCAACCAGACTTGTGCAAACAGGTTTTGATCCTGCAAGCGTTCTTTCAGCTCTTGGACTTCCAACCATCACACATACAGGAGTCCCATCAACACAATTACAACAGGTTGCACAAATTGATCCAACAAACCCTGAAACAGTTTACGAGGTCAAATAATGGCTTTGACAAGTGGCACAGTTTCGGTAGGAACAGCAGCAACACTTATAGATGGCGCTTCATCATCTAACCCTATTCATTTACATATTCACAATAACGACAACACAGATAACTTGTATTTAGGTGATTCAACAGTCACAACAACAACTGGTTTAGTTATGACTAAGCTGGATAGTTTTGAGATTTATTTAAGACCAGGTAATAGACTTTACGCAATTTCTTCAAAAGCTGGTCATATCATTTCTTACATTAAACAGGATTTCTAATGCCATATTTCATTACCGATAAAGCTGATGGTTGTTCTGGTTGGGCAACAATAAAAGAAGATGGCGAAGTTATGGGATGCCACACAACTAAGCAAGCCGCTATTGATCAGATGGTTGCTATTTCAATTGCTGAAGAAATTGAACCAGGTGGAGAACGTTTAGAGTCTGGGCCACAGGCTGTCATTGTTGATATTGACGGAACACTTATTACTTCTGGTGGCAGAAATGAAAGAGTTTACAACTTTCTTGACGATATGGAAGATACAGAAATTTTTATTGTGACAGGAAGAAATGTTGATGACCGTGAATCAACAATTGCTCAGTTAGATGAATTAAGTATTGACTACGACAGATTATTTATGAACCCTGGTTCAACAGCTGATACAGCAGATTTCAAAAGAGTAACAGCAGAAAACTTGTTGAAAGAATACAATGTGATACTTGCGATTGACAACAATCCAACAATGAGAAAAGTTTACAGAGATTTAGGCATAACCGCTTTGGATGTTCCTGATGTTCCAGATGTTCCTAGTGATGAAAGTAATCCTGATGAGGAACGTGCAGTTAATTTAGAAGCACCAGCTTATATGCGTGCTGCTGCTCGCAGAGGTTTAGAACTTAATGCTCAAGGTTTTGGTGGAGATGGTTTAACAGATAAAACTAAACAGGAAGCTCGCGATATGGCTGAGGGTCGTGTGTCTGAGGATAAGTGGCGTAGGATTGCCCCTTGGATTGCTCGTCATCTTGTTGATCTAGATGCACCACAAAATTCTGATTCAAGTGATTCAGGTTATCCAGGTGCAGGTCTTGTAGCTCATTTGCTTTGGGGAAGTGGCCCAAGTAAACGTGCTGCTGAAAGAACGCAAAGTTATGCGCAAAGCATTATTGATCAGTTAGATGCTGAACAGAATATGCAACGTTGGTCAACAATCAATGTAAAATCAAGTAAGAGCGAAAAGGAAAAAACTGTGAACAAAGTTGAACGCCGCATTAAAACAGATGTTGATTTTGAACTAAGAGTTACCACAACCGAATCTGATGGTATGAGATTTACTGGTTACGCTGCTGTGTTCAATAGTGATTCCGAGCCGCTACCTTTCATTGAAAGAATTATGCCTGGTGCTTTCAAACGTTCACTCAAGGCAAGAAACGAAGTTAAGCTTTTCAAGAATCACAATATGGATGAAGTGTTAGCTTCTACTCGTTCAAAAACTTTAAGACTTTCTGAGGACTCAAAAGGTTTATTGGCTGAAGCAACTTTGCCTGACACAACTGCTGGTCGCGATTTGGCTGTGCTTATGAAACGTGGAGATGTTCACTCAATGTCTTTCGGTTTCTCTGTCCCAGCGAGAGGCGATTCTTGGTCTGATGATGGTATGACCAGACAATTAAAAGAGATTCGTTTACACGAAGTTTCAATTGTTACAGGTTTCCCAGCCTACGAAGCAACAACCGCTTCTGTTAGATCGTTAGATATTTTGGCTTCTAGAACAAATGTTGATGCTGATGCTTTGGCTGATGCGTTGAACAAGTTGGAATCTGGTGACAAGTTACCTGATATTCAAGCTGATTTATTACAAGAAGTTGTTACCAAGTTAAGAGAGAACACACCATCTGCTGATGAACTGTTGGAACTTAAGCGTAAACAACTTGACCTACTATTTAAGGCGATATAACAATGGATAAGCAAAAAATTAAAGAAGCAATCTTAAAGGCTGCTGGTAATCCAGAATCAGGCGTTATTGCTGATTTTGCTGATGCTATGGCTGAGGCTGTTGCAAATCTTGATAAACCTGTTGAAACAAAAAAGTTTAACCCTATTGCAGAAACAAGAATCACAGAAATTTCTGAGACACGCTAAATCTTTGTTAGACTGATGGTGGTTGCGTGGATGCCACCACCATATTTACTGTCGAGTGAGCCTCGCAGATGTACGAATACAAATCAATTCTATAAGGAGTTCAGTAATGTCTGAATATATTAAACAACAGCACGAAGCTCGTCAAAAGGCTTGGCACGAAGCCAAAGCACTTCTTGACGGTGCAGCAGCAGAAAACAGAGATTTATCTGCTGAAGAAAATGCAAAATACGAAAGTATTTCTGCTGACATAGATACACGCGCAAAAGTAATCGAAACACTTAAAGCAGATGCAGATCGCGAAATGCGTGCCGCAGAAGCTATGCGTGGATTAGAAAACCAAGCACGTCCAGTTGCAGAAGTTGCATCACAAAATGATGATGCTGAAGCAATCCGTGCAATGGCAAGAGGTGAAGTTCGTTCACACACTTTCGAAAAGAGAGATGTTGTTAAAACTTCTACTGGCGCTCCAGTTCCAACTTCTTTTTACAACCAAGTTATCTTGCTTGCAAGACAATCTGGCCCAATGTTGGAAACAAGCACAATCTTAAATACCGCTGGCGGAGAAAATCTACAAATCCCATCAATCGGCACATACTCATCTGGCACAATCGCTGGAGAAGGTACTGCTATTGGTGAATCTGATCCAGTATTCAACTCATTCGTAACTTTGGGTGCTTTCAAGTATTCATTCTTGACCCAAGTTTCTCGTGAATTGATTGAAGATTCAGGCGTGGATATTCTCGGATTTTTGGCTTCTCAAGTTGGCCAAAGCCTTGGATACTCTGTCAATACAGCTTTGACTACAGGAACCGGGACTGTTGAACCTAACGGTCTAGTTACTCGTGCAGGCTCAGCTCTTGTTGGAACAACCTTAAATCCAACTGCAGACAATTTAATAGATCTTGTCTACAGCGTGGACTCAGCTGGTCGCAGACTTGCTGGTACAGGTTTCCAAATGAACGCTGCATCTATCGGAGCAGTTCGTAAGTTGAAAGATACAGCTGGACAATACTTGTTCCAACCATCTCTTTCAGCTGAAGCACGCGACTTGCTACTTGGATACCCAATTTACGAAAACCCAGCAATGGCAACCGCTGCATCTGCTGTACGTCCCGTAATATTTGGAAATCTTCCAAGTTATTTCGTAAGACAAGTTGGCGGAATCAAACTGGATCGTTCTGATGATTTTGCTTTCAACACAGACCTTGTAACTTTCAGAGCTACATTCCGTGTTGACGGTAACTTGATTCAAACAAGCCACGTTAAATACTTCAAGTCAAGCAACTCCTAAACCGAGTCTGATTTGAAAAAAGTTCTGGGACACGGAGCGCAGGCCGTGTCCTAGACATACTCGTCCCCTATCTGTAATAAGGTAGGGGACACCCTGCGTACATATGGAGACTCTGCGTGAATCGTGAACAAAAAAGATTATTAGCAAAACAAAATAAAAATCAAAATTTACAAAATGTTATAGAACACCCAAGACGTATTCTTTGGGTAAGCAATGCACCGTGGGCCAGTACGGGATACGGCCAGCAAAGCGCACAAATTCTTCCTAGATTAAAAAAAGACGGCAATGATGTTGCCGTTGTTGCAAATTATGGTTTAGAGGCATCAACAACAATTTGGAATACACCTAGTGGCCCTGTTCCTATTTATCCTCGTGGTATGGAGCAATGGTCTAATGATGTAATTCCTGCGCATATGCACGACTGGACTATGCGAGATAAAGATGCAGAAAATTTGTTAATTACTTTGTTTGATGTTTGGGTGTTTAAGGGCGAGAAGTGGGCTGAGTGGCCTGTTGCTTCTTGGACTCCTGTTGATCACGTTCCAGCTCCACCAGATGTTTCAGCTTGGTGCAGACTTCCAAATGTTTATCCGATTGCTATGAGTAAATTTGGTAAAGCAATGTTTGAAAATGTTGGTATTGAATCTTGGTACGTTCCACACGCGATTGAAAAGGTTTTCAAACCAACAGAAAAAATAGTTGTTGCTGGTGGTCAAGAGATTGACCCTAAAGACTTTATGCGATTACCTAAAGACCGTTTTGTTGTCGGAATGAACGCTGCGAATAAAGGTGTAATGCCAAACAGAAAAGCTTTTGGGGAAAACCTTTTAGCGTTTTCAATTTTTGCCAAACAATATGATGACGCAATTTTGTATATACATACTGACGCATCAGGTTCTATGGGTGGTATTAGATTGATGGACTTAATTTTGTCTGTTGGTATTCCTGTTGAAAAAGTTGTGTTTGCTGATCCTTACTTGTTAAGAACAGGTTTAAGCCAAGAAGCTATGGCAGCGATTTATTCTCAAATGGACGTGCTGCTTGCAACTTCTTATGGTGAGGGTTTTGGTGTTCCAACTATTGAAGCTCAGGCTTGTGGTGTTCCTGTTATTGTTTCTGACTTTGCTGCATCTCCTGAACTTGTTGGTGATGGTTGGAAGATTGGTGGGCAACCTCTATGGGATGCGCCTCAAAAGTCTTTCTTCCATATTCCTAATGTTCCTGAAATAACTGAAGCACTTACACAGGCGTATAACAGAACTCGTGGCCCATCTCAAAAGGCAATAGATTTTGCTAAACAATATGGTGCTGATTTGGTTTATGAAACCCAATGGAAACCAACTTTAGACAGCATATTTAGCAGGGTCGCCTCAGATAGGCTTAAAAAGCCCACAGAAGCAAAATAACAAGATTTTAGACCTAGAGGGTAGTCAGATTGTGAGTCAGAAGTGAAAGTTGTTATTACAGGGGTTGGTGGGTTTCTAGGAAGCCATCTAGCTGATTCATACATTTCTGCTGGCTGGCAAGTAACAGGAATAGATAACTTTTTAGGTGGTTACAAAGATAATGTGCCAGACCAAGTTGAGTTATTTGAAGTTGACTTGCTTGACTTGGAATCATTAAAAGAACCTTTTACAAACGCAGACCTTGTTATACACGCTGCTTGCACAGCCTATGAGGGTTTATCTGTATTCAGTCCAAGTCTCGTAGTTGCCAACACAATTCAAGCAACAACTAATGCTTTAACGGCATCAATACAAAACAATGTTAAAAAGTTTGTTTACCTTTCATCAATGGCACGTTATGGCGATAAGAAAGGTGAAATGTTTACTGAGGATATGACACCTAAGCCTCAAGACCCTTACGGCATTGCGAAATACGGTTCAGAGCTTTTGGTTAAAAACTTGTGCGAAACTCACGGTGTTGATTGGGTGATTCTTGTTCCACATAACATTATTGGCCCAAGACAAAAATATGATGATCCGTACAGAAATGTTGCATCAATTTTTATCAACAGAATGTTGCAAGGTAAACAACCAATTGTTTACGGCAAAGGTGAATCGTTGCGCTGTTTCTCTTTTATTCAAGATGTAATAAATCCTTTGATGGTTGCTTGCGAATCTCCTGAAGCTGTTGGTCAAATTATTAACATTGGCCCAGATGAAGAACACATAAGCATTTATGACTTAGCTGTAAAGGTTGCTGAGATTATGGAATTTGACCTAGACCCAATCTTTATGCCTGGTAGACCACAGGAAGTTCTGATTGCTCTATGTAGCTCAGATAAGGCAAGGAATCTTTTAGGTTACAAGACTGGAACAGATTTGACTGAGGGTTTGCAACAACTTGTTGAATACATTAAAACTCGTGGGGTTAAACCTTTTGATTACCACTTGCCTTTGGAGATTGTCTCAGATAAGACACCTAAAACTTGGTCACAGAGGTTGATGTGAAAACTTTGCAAGAGATTTATCCTAACTTTCAGGATGCTGATGGTTGGGGTGATAAAGGCACAGCACATTCTTATATTGATGTTTATGCTGAGCATTTAACTAAACGCTTTGGTGTGAACTTTTTGGAAATAGGTGTTCAACTAGGTCACTCGATTGCTATGTGGCAGGACTATTTTATGGAGTCACAGGTTTACGGAATTGATGTGACTTTATCTAACGTAATTTTTGATAACTTAAAAAACGTTTATGTTTGCAATGCAACTGTTAAGGAACAGGTTGATGCTTGTTTTGAGGGCAAGTCTTTTGATTACATTATTGATGATGGCAGCCATCTATCGGTTGAGCAGATTAAAAGCTTAGAAATCTTTTATCCTTATTTGAAAGATGGGGGCAAATACTTCATTGAAGATATTGATGGGGATAATAGTTTGAGCACAATTAGAAACTATTTGATTAAACAAAATATGAACTTTCAAGTTTATGACTTGAGAGATGTTAAGAAACGTTTTGATGACATTTTGATTGTGATAACTAAGGAGACTGAATGATTCCAGCAATGGTTGTGCCAATAATCAATGGCTACCAATATCTTGACAGGATGATGGAAACCATAAATTACCCAATCCAAAACCTCATAATTATTGATAATGGTGCTTCAAAGAATGATTGGACACCGACTTGGAATCAATGGGTGTCAAAGATTTGGCATCTAAAATTTCCATCAAATCTTGGTGTTCCTGGGTCTTGGAATCTTGGTATCAAGTCTTTACCTATGTGCGATTACTGGTTGATTTCTAACGCTGATGTTGAATGGGCTGAGGATTCTTTGAAACTTTTTGCTGAGGAATCTGATCCTAACAAAATTGTTTTATCTAACGCTGGCGCTGCGTGGTGTGCTTTTACTATTGGTTGGAAAGTTGTTGAAAAGGTTGGATTGTTTGATGAAAACTTTTACCCAATCTATTTTGAGGACAACGACTACCAGCACAGGGCTGAGCTACAGAACATTGAAATTGTTAACTCATTCATCCCCGTTGCTCACGTCAATTCTGTTTCTATCAAAAATGGGTATGCTGAACGCAACAATGTGACTTTCCCTGATAACCAAGATTATTGGCAACACAAAAAGTCAAACAATATTACAACTGAAACCCCTTGGAATATTCGCAGGATTAGACGCAACTCCTGGGATTAAATTGCAATAGACTAAGGGTTAAGACTTAGGAGTTATTTTGGCTATAACAAATGGCTACGCCTCACTTATTGAAGTGAAAGCGGCCTTACGCATCACCGACAACGTTGATGACTCATTACTGGAAATGGCAGTTGAATCTGCATCCAGACTTATAGACGGTTACGCTGGACGACAATTTTATTCATCTGGCACAGCAACAAGATATTTTGTGGCAGTAGATGATTTCAATGTTGAGGTGGATGACCTTGCAAATGGAACTGTAACTGTTACAACAGCTCAAGACGCTGATGGTGTTTTTGATACTGTGTGGAAAACAACTGATTACCAGCTTGAGCCGCTTAATGGTGTGCTTGATGGTATGGCTTGGCCTTACACAAACATTCGAGCTGTAGGCGACTACTTATGGCCTATTACTGGTGGAGAAGCTTTAATTAAGATTCAAGGAACTTATGGTTGGCCTGCAACACCAATTGCAATTAAACAGGCTTGTATCATTCAGGCTTCAAGAATTTTCAAACGTTTAGACAGTCCGCTCGGAATTGCGGGATTTGGAGATCTTGGCGCTATCCGCGTATCAACACAACTTGATCCAGATGTTGCACAACTCGTTATGCCTTACAGACGAATGAGAAACATAATTTAATGGCATCAGTCTCGTCAATCAGAACTGGTCTTGCAACAAGACTTGGAACAATTACAGGTTTACGAACTTCAGCTTTTATGCCTGACAACCCAAGCCCACCCATTGCTGTTGTTATGCCATCAAGTGTTACTTATGACGACACTTTTCATAGAGGTATGCAAACTTATGTTTTTAATGTTTTGGTCATTGTTGGCCGCGTTGACGAACGAACAGCGCAATCAAATCTTGATGCCTATGTTTCAAGCACAGGCACTTCAAGCATCAAATTAGCAATTGAGGGAGACAAAACTCTTGGTGGAGTTGTGTTCGATACAAGAGTTACTGAGATGAGAAACTACGGACAACTGCCTGTTGGTGAGGTAACATATCTAACAGCAGAGTTTACAATTCTTTGCTACGCAGACTAGGAGTAATAAATGGCAAAATTTGCTGCAACCGACCATAAGATTACTATTGGAACAGTAGATTTCTCTACTAACCTTAATAGTGTCGAATTGTCACAAGAAGCTGACGACATTGAGACTACCGCTTTTGGTTCTTCTTGGAGAACTAGAATTGGTGGCTTAAAACAAGCATCATTAACACTTAACTTTATGCAAGATTTTGCAGCAGGTTCAGTTGATGCAACACTTAACCCATTGCTAGGATCTATTGCCACCGTAACAATAGTCCCTACAAGTGGAACTGTAACCGCAACAAACCCAAGTTACACAATGACAGCATTAGTAACCCAATACTCACCATTCGCATCAAGCGTTGGAGATATTGCAACACTTTCTGTTACTTGGCCTGTAACAGGATCAGTAACTAGAGCAACCGCTTAACCTAAAAGGAAACAAATGAAAATTAACCTGCGCGTGAATTACAATGATGGTAATTCAAAAGAAGTCGTTTGTTCAGCAAAAGACCTAGTTGCGTTTGAGGAAAAGTTCAGCAGGTCAGTAGCCAAACTCGAAGCCGAGTTCAAACTAACTGACCTGCTTTTCCTTGCGTGGCATAGTGAAAAAAGAACTAATGCAACCAAAAAAGATTTTGATAATTGGTTAGACGAAGTAGATGAAATTGGCGTTAGCGACAACGACCCAAAATAAAACCGCTCGGAGAAAACTCTGAGCATTGGTTCATTGCTTATTTAGCTTGTGAAACTGGGATTGCTCCCTCTTTGCTTTTACAAGAGACTGACCGTATGCTTTTCACATTAGGTATGTACCTGCGTTGGAGAGCATCCGAACAAAATAAGAGGTAATTGTGGCTGTTGGTCTACAAACCGAAGTTCGTGGCTTGCGTGAAACTTTACTTGAACTTAAAGCTTTAGATAAAACTTTGTACGATCAGTTAAACTCTGATATTAAAAACTCAGCAATGCCTTTTGCTATGGCAATTAAATCAGCTTTACCTAAAACTGCACCTTTATCTGGTTTCACTCACGCTGGAGTGACAGGTTTCAGACAATCTGATAATAAAACTGAAGTCAAAACAGGCACAAAAAAACCTAGAGGCAACACACCAACTTCTTTGTTAAAAGTTGTTGTTAAAGGTCGTGGTTTGGCGATTGCTGATATGGCTGGTCGTAAACGTACAACTGGTAATACTGGTCGTTCTAAACCATCTGCTCGCAGACCAACTGGTTACAGATTAAATGGTCAAGGGGCTGCTTTGATTAGAAACTTGAATAAAAGTCACGGGGCTTCACGTTTTGTTTGGCCTGCCGCTTTGAAAAATCAGAATTTGATTGATAATAGTATTGAACGTTCTTTACAAGAAGCATCTGCAAAGGTGAACAAAAACTTATTGGTGGTTAAATAATGGCAATTATTGTCCCGATTCTCACGCAGTTTGATGACAAAGGAATCAAATCTGCTGTAAGAGAGTTTGAAAGAGCCAAAGGTACTTTAGACAAATTTGGTGCATCAGGCAAAATCTTCACCGAAGTAGGCACAAGCTTAACTAAAAACTTAACAGTTCCCCTTATCGGTGTGGCTGGCGCACTCGGAGTAATGATTAAAGGCTCTATTGATGCTGGAAAATCTCAACAACGTTTAACACAAATTTTGATGACTACTGGAGCTGCTTCCAGCGATCAGGTTACTGCACTCCTTAAACAAGCAGCAGCTCTTGAAAAAGTTGGTGTTGTTTCTAAAGAAAACATTGTTACGACTCAAGCTCAACTTGCAACATTTGATTTACAAGGCACAACAATTGAACAACTCACTCCAGCAATTCTTGATTATGTAACAGCTGAAAAGGGTGCTGCTGCTTCAGCAGATGACTTCAAGTCTATGACTAACGGTTTAGCTCAAGCCTTAAACGGAAACTTTGCCTCATTAACCAGAGTTGGTTTTGTTATTGATGAGGACACCAAAAAGAAGATTGCTAACGGTACTGAAACCGAACGAGCTGCTGCTTTAGTTTCTGTTCTTGGATCAACATATAAGGGCTTCAATGAGGAATTAGCAAAAACTCCAGAGGGTCAAATGATTAAGCTTAAGCAAGAATTTGGCGACCTTTCAAATGAAGTTGGTGCTGCTCTTTTACCTATTGTTATGGAACTTGTTAAATTTATTAGAGAAAGCGTTATCCCACAGGTTCAAAAATGGGTTGATTGGTTTAAGCAACTAAGCCCTGAAACTATTAAAGTCAGCTTGGCTGTTGCTGCTGTTGTTGCCGCTATCGGCCCAGCCTTAATCGCAATCGGTCAACTTATTATCGCAACTAAAAGATTTATTGAAGTATTCAAATTGTTATCTATTGCTCTTGCAACCAACCCAGTTTATTTGGTGGTTGCAGGTTTAGTGCTTCTGTCTTATGCGCTTTACAAGGCTTGGCAAACTTCTGACACATTCCGTCAAGGTGTTGTAAAAATGGCAAACGCTGTTGTTGGTTTTGCTGAGAGCATTGCCAACTTTGCAATCAAAGCACTAAATAAATTATTTGAGGGTCTAAACTTTTTAATCCGTGTTGGAAACAAAGTTGGTCTTAATCTAAATGAAATCGCTACAATCGGTGAAGTTTCATTTGGCAAGCTAAGTGTTTCGTCAGTTGAAGCCAAAAATAGTATGGGTGCTTTAGCCGCACAAACTGATACTTTAGGTACTGCTGTTTCTGATACTGTGCCAGATTTCGGCAAACTTAACAATTCT